TTATAATACATTTCTACATCTCGCTTACGACATTTCCCTATTTTTATTTCTATTGCTTCTGTTTTTATTACTTTTTTATTATCAAATGAAAGTTGTCTTTTTCTATTCATATGAATGTATTATAATGATATTTTATTAATAGTTTTTCTTTTTACGTGTTTTTCTATGCTTTTTTATATATCTTTTTCCTCCTGATTGAGAAGTGTTTTCATTTTCGTCGTCACTAGATAAGTTTAGGTCATAATCCATATCTAAGTAATGTGCGTGTGGATTTTCAGAGCGTGGACCTTCACTTATTAATGAAGTATCAGATATATTGTTTAACATTAAACTATCTTCAGTATCTTCAGTGGGTGGATTTAAAGCCACTAAAAAAGAATTGGGTGTATCGGTGCTCATAAAAGTATCAAATGAAATATTGCTAAGATTATTTATATCTAATTCATCATCGCTAATGTCTTCCTTATCAGTCCTTCCACTATCATCAGGGTTTACTCCTCCTCTATATTTTTTTCTTATCTTTTTAGTTTTACCTTTTTTCCTATTTTGTATAGTTCTTTTTTTAAGAGATTCATAGTATTTTTCTGCTATTTTGTATCTCTTAGTAACATTTTTAGCATTCGGATATAACCGTTCTTTATGTTTTTTTATTGCTTGAAGACGAACTTTCATAATCATGGCGACTTGCCATATTCTTTTATGACTATATTTACCTTCTTTATATAATCTTTCTAATTTTTGTATAGTATCTTTTACGTCCTTAATAGTGCTATATTTAATAGATATAGTGTCATTGGGGTTTTTATCAATATAAACATCAAAGCTTTTTTGAGGGTCATTGGGATTAAACAAAAACTTACTTTTATTTTTTTTTGTTCTAGTCATTATAATATTATAAGATTATTTGTAATATTATAAGTTTAATTATTTATCATGATTGATTTAAAATCCTCCAGGGAACTTTACCAAGTTAGCACCAATACCGAAACCAGCACCAGAGCGAGTAGTGACGGCGATGCTAGGAACATAAGTATCCAAAATACTGAAAGTAGCAGCGGCGGTCAAAGCAAGAAGGATGATCTCCTCCATGTTCAAAGAGCGTTTAGGGATGGCGTAAGCAGCAATGGCAACCATTAATCCCTCCACTAGATATTTGATGACTCTCTTAACGAATTCGGCAACGTCAAACATTTTATAATATGTTATTAGAAAATAATTATTTTTAAAAATAATATATTATAGGCTAAAACACTTAAAATTATCGATGGTTATATTATATAAATGGTTGTTTATTCCAAAGATGCCTCTGTCACGGTCGAACCAAAGTTGAACGCTGATGGTTCAGAAAACCCTAAATATATTGATGTTTTGGAAGAAGATAAGCCCCTTGCTGGACAAAAGTTTGTATGTGTATCTTTTCTTTCACCAGAGAATATTGTAAAACAAAAGAATATCTTTTTCTTTGAACAATTCCTAAATAAATGGGACTTTAACAAAAGTATGGAAAAGTTCCACCAATTTTTAAACTTTGTTTCTTATAAATATAAGTTGACATTTGACGATGTGATTAATGATTTTAAAGATTTTTTAAAAGAAGAAAAGGAAGATATCTTAAAATCAGGTATAGAAGATGATTATAAAACCTTTGTAGACCAAAACGAAGAAGATTTAGAAAACTCATTTAATAAAATTCATCATTTCCAAACATCTACTCGCGGTATTAAAGTTCGCGGTATTTATCCAACATTAGAAGAGGCCGAAATGAGATGTAAATTACTTAGAGAAATGGACCCAAATCATGATGTATTTGTTGGACCTGTAGGTTTATGGATGCCATGGGACCCAGAGGCTTATAAGACAGGTAGAGTAGAGTACATGGAGGAAGAGTTGAATGCTTTGATGAATCAGAAGAACAAGAATGAAGAGAATGCCAAGTCTCAGTTTGATGAGCGTGTAAAAGAAAGTAAACAAAAAGCAATTGAGGAAAATGTTGACCTTGCTACCAAGAATGATTTAACATTAACCCAAACATTAGATGAAGATGGAAACTTGGTTGGTGTAGCAAATATGAATACACAAGAAGAGAGCTTAAAAGATAAAGACACTATTTCATCAGCCGATATTCGCAAAGAATTATTTGAGGGTGATAATATTATTACAGGAAAAACTGATCATGGACAAAGTGAATTAATTAGTGGTCCCTTTGCCACAAAAAAATAAATATTATAATATAATATAATATGAATAACCAAGTAACTCATATTATAAAAACCCCTATAGAGCGTTTAAATAATCCTAATTTTCGATTACTTCGTACTATTCGTGGCAGAGGTGGAAAACCTACCATATATATATATGAAAGTTATAACAATCCTAGTCAAACATATGTAGGCGATGTTGCTTACACAATAAATAGTAATAATATAAACTCATTAATCGATGAATTATCAAGTATGCACTTCGGTGGCTTAAAAAAAAGCACTAGGCGCAGAAAGCATAAAAAATCAAGAAAATCTCATAAAAAATCAATGAGATCTCGTCGTTAAATTATAATAAATATATGTTATTATAATTCACCATTTCGTTTTTTTAACATTTATCTTAGGTCCTTGTCCTCTTTTCTTAGCATTATTTGGGTCATATTTTTCTTCTTCATCATCAGAGTTCATATCCTTAGATAATTCCCAGAACTCCTTAGAACCCAACCTAAAATCATTATGGGCGTCTGCTTTATACCAAAATACTTGTTCACTTAATTTGTTAGATTTTGAATTATTATTAATTACTAAACATTCATAATTTTCAGTGCATTGGTCCATAACTTGTGCGAAGGATTCAAATGTAGGAAACATACCAGCGTAATTTTCATATATGCGTTTTCGATTTGCAATATATGGTTCTCTCAATATAAATACATAATCAATATTTGTTCTTAAAGTCGGCGGCACACCTAATGGATATTGCATAGTAATAACTAGCATAACTTTCCAATGTCTGCCATTCATAAATAATAAACGCATCATTTTATCACGTGACCAGCTAGCATCATATAAACAATCATCCAATATAACAAAAGTTCTAGCATCAATAGTGCTACGCTTATAAGCTTCCATCTCTCTTTTAATCTGTTTTAATACGTTCTTTTGTCTTTTAAGAATATTTTCAATAATAGCGGTATTATACTCGTTATGAATAAATAATTTAGGTACTAATTTACCATAAAAGCCATTACCTTCTTCTGTCCCTGATATGACAACACCTATAGGTATATCTTGATGGTAATATAATAAATCTCTAACTAAAAAACTTTTTCCGGTATCACGACGACCAATTAAAACAATAACCGGTCCTTTATTTTCATTTGGTTTAAAGCTAATATTCTTCATGTCGAACTTTTTTAATTCTAAAGACATAAGTTATTATAAAACTAGATAAATATTATGAAAACTTATACGCATATTAAAATTATTAATAAGTTTAAATATAGTAAAATTAATATCTATTTTAGCTAAAATGACCTCTCAATTATCGATAGACTATGTGAAACGGAAAAATACAGAATTATTTGAAAAAATGAAAAATAAAAAGATTGCAAATGTTTCAAAGATACAAAATTATGTTCCGATTTATAGCAAATTTTTCAACTTAAACTCAACAAATTATAATTCAATAAATCTTAATCATAATTGGTATATTCATAATATTAATAATAGTAATAAGAATAATGAAAATGTTTATAATTGTTCATTAAAAAACATGAATAATAATAAAGGTAATTCTCAGGATATTTTTATTAAAATGGCACCTTTATTAGATCCATTTAAATATTTAATGGGAAAATATGATATTGAAGATACCAGTTTATTTAATTTACCCAATTTACAGGATAGTTCAGCTCATAATAGAATGCTTGCCTATAATAATAGTGCTTATATTGATAGTTTTTTTTCGTATCTCTCAAGTCTATTGATAAATAAATATAATTTTGTTCCGAATATAAATTTTTATGGTTCTTTTTTAGGCATTAAACATGATTATAAAGTTAATATATACGATGATATTGAATATTTACATAAATCCGATTTTTTTATTAAACATAAAAATATAGATTTTAAAATAGATGAATACGACTACTTAATTACTGATTGTGATCCTGATGTTATTAAAAAATTAAAACCGCTAAAAATTAATAATGATGAATTAGAGAAAGATGAATTAATTACAGATGAGTTGGATGTGACTATTTTTGATGATATCTTCAAGACTGATAGTAGCGATATAAAAGAGTCTACAGAACCAAAAATATTAACTTTAAATGACCTAAAAAATACATCATTAGATGTTATTAATTTAAGTTCCGACAAAATATCTTCATCCGATAAACTAGTTATTAACAGTCTAAAATCTACTTCCACATGTTCATCTCGAGTATCATATAGCTCAAGGGATGAAAATGATGAAGATGAAAATGAGAATGATAATGATAATGATAATATTTCACATCCTTCATCTTGGAGTGACTATAGCAGTAGTAATGAAAGCGAAGAACAATTATTTGCCACGTTTTCACAGTTTCCAGTACAAATAATTTGTATGGAAAAATGCGATAGCACGTTTGACGACCTAATAATGGACGATAATATGTCACATGATATTTGGTTTTCAGCATTAATGCAAATTATTATGATATTGTTAACATATCAGCAAGCCTTTTCTTTTACTCATAATGATCTGCATACAAATAATATTATGTTTAATAAAACTAATAAGAAATTTTTGTATTATTGCTATAAAAATACTTATTATAAAGTTCCAACATTTGGTCGTATATTCAAAATTATAGATTTTGGTAGAGCCATATACACTTATAATGGTACTGTTTTTTGTAGTGATAGTTTTAAACCAGGTGAAGATGCGGCTACGCAATATAATACCGAACCCTATTTTAATAAAAATAAACCACGTTTAGACCCAAATAGTAGTTTTGACTTATGCCGATTGGCTTGTTCTATATATGATTACGTTGTTGATGATAACGTCAACAATAAAAATATTCATAAAGAAGAACCCATTGTAAGATTAATTTACGATTGGTGTAAAGATGACAATAATCTTAATATATTATATAAAAATAATGGTGACGAGAGATATCCTGATTTTAAGTTATATAAAATGATCGCACGATGCGTGCATCGTCATACGCCTATCAATCAATTATCAAGACCTGAGTTTAAAACTTATGAAATACCAAAAGGGGATATTCCAGCAAATATCATAGAAAAACATATTATTAATATTGATAATATACCATCTTTCTTCACAATATAATAAATAATAAAAATCATATATTTATTATTTATTTATTAATACTTAGAATGCTGGATTATCAGTAAATACTGACATTGACGGCTGAATAGGTGTAGAAGTTCCTGCTTCAACTAATACTTCAGGGTCGATTTGTTCAATTACTACCAATCCAACCATTATACTAAAATATACCAAAAGACAATCTCTTACTAAATATTTTAGTGGTTTATTTTCTTTTTCTATAAAGCGCATTTCAATAAATTTAACAATTAAGTACATAAAGGAAATGATTGTTGCTAGAACAAAATTATTCATTTAAAATAATATATTACATTCTTATTTGACCTTTTACGCAATTATGCTAATATTTGAACATCTTCCAATAAATTAGAATCATTTAATTTCATTTGGGGTGCGTCTAAAGATTGAATCTCATCGTTTAAATTAATATTATCATTTGATATTACAAGTCTTTCATCGTCATCATCATCATCATCCATCTCATCTTGCTTACGTTCGGCATTCCTTACAGCACTAATTTCTTCCAACCTATCAATATCTTTTGGTGCACTAACTGTGTTTACATTATTATTTTCATCTTTGACAAAATCCATATCATTGAAAGATAAGGTGCCGATATTTTCACTTGATAACTCAGGGAAATCAAACTCAGGTTTATTATTTATACTTGGAGGGAGAATATTAGTTTCTAATTGCTTAGGTTTTTCTATAGTATCTTCCTCAATATTACTATTTGATTTAGCAACACTTGGTTCATCTGACTTAGCACCACCTTCTTTAATAATTTCAGTATCTTCACTAGTGCCATCTAAGGGTTCTTGTATAATTTCTTCCTTAGTATCAACAACAATATCTTGTTCGTTAGTTTGATCCATATAAGCATCTAATAATGCTTCAATTGGAATACTTTCTCGGACTGTTGTTAGTATACATTCTTGAACAATTATTTCAATATCTCTATAATTTTTTTGAATAGATAAGGGATCCTTATTACCCTCAAATAAGTATACATTTTTATATAATTGTCGCGCACAATTAACATAAGATTTATGGATAAAATCATTTAGATTGGGTATAGATATATCAATCTTTTTCTGTTTTTGGGCGGCCCTTGCTGCTGATAATAATTTTAGTTGAATCACATGAACACATGAAACTAAATCTTCTAAATATTTGCAACCACTTTTTTCTATAATACGGTTTGTTTCATTAGCTATAATATTAGTATTCCACTTGGGTATTCTAGATATAAAATTCTGAAATGTCATCAATATTTTATTTTTTTCACCATTAGATACACACAACGAAGTAGCCTCCGCTAATATTGATTTAAAACCATCAACTAAATGCGGAGTCAATATGATTAATAATCTTGAACACCATTCATTCTTGGATTCATACAAACTTGAAACATTAAAATCATCCATATTTACATAAATGATATATTTTCTAAATTAGAATCTAAACTTATAAACATAAAATTAATCATATAATTTATTAATATTTTCTCATTTCGTAATTCTTGTTTTACTCGGTTAAAAGTAAATAATAATTCATATTTTTTATCAGAACTAATATGAGGAAAATTATTATTATTCTGTAATAATGTTAATATATCTAGACCGCAACAGCCCTTTTCATATAGTTTATTAGTTAATGAAATAATATCAGTATGATTAATTTTTGCCTTACTCAACTTATTTATTTCAACTTTAATCCATTCCATTCTTTTTTTATTCTCCTTATCAAGGTTTAAATGTTCATTGATCGCATATTGATATAAATTGACTGATTTGTTATTTATAACAGGTTGAGGAACGTATATTTCACAAAATCGTGACAAGATTGGTTTCAAAAGTTTATATTTATCCTCAACTATAATAAAAAATCGCGTGGTGTGACTAAATAGTTCAATACATCTTCTAAGAGCAGACTGTGCGTCAATCGTTAAATTATCAGCATTCAATAATATGATACTTTTAAAAATATCACCAGCGTTAGAATTAATATGGGTCTTAGCGAAATATTTCAGTTCATCTCGAATAAACTTAATACCTTTTCCATGGGCGCAATTTACGTATATTACAAATTTTTTAATCATACGTTTATCATTATTATATATCATATTGATAAATTTAGATACTATCATTTTTTTCCCATTACCTGATTCACCGTGAAAAATAATATG